ATCCCCTTCCCAAGTGCGCTTAATTTTTACATAGTGTAGCCGATAGCTACGCCATAAGCTACGCCATAAGGTATTGAAATGGTTCAGGTTACACCATCGGAATATAAATATTGTTGTGGGGGCAAGGGATTTCACAGACCGAGTTGTGCGAGGATGCTTGAGATTCCGACAGATGAGGTATTTGAGAATTTACAAAAGGTTATAGACACGCTGGGGTTACCGGAGGGATGGTTGCCGGATGATCGGAGCAAGATAGGAAGGCGTTGCAGGGAAAGTACACATCTTAATAAAAGTACACAAGAAAGTACACATCTTAATATGAGAATGTGTACTTTAACGAAAGCGAAGCAAAAAGAGAAAAGTAAGAAGGAGTTATCTCCGAAGGCGGGAAAGTTAAAGTTATGGTTAGCGAAGCAAGAGGCGAAGAACGGCGTAGCTGACGGAGGGGATCATTCGGCTCGTGAGATTGCGCAGCGATTGCGGAGAACGTTTTCGGGTGTGGATGATGTAAAGAGATCATTGCGTGAGATTGCGCAACAAAAGCTGCGCAGCAATGAAAGAAAAGCGGAGTAGGAATGATCAAATTTGAGCCAAGATCCGACTGTAATTACAAGACTGAGTATTTGAGGATATTTGATGATATTCGGAAGAAGAATATTTCAGAGGTACAGGCTTTTAGGGCTTTGATATTAGATGATTTATGGTTTATCGTTTATTTTGTTTTAGGGATACCCGTAAGCAATCATCCGTTTTGGGTTAATGCTTGTCGGGAGGTGGAGGACGGCCCGAAAGATTTTACTTTAGACGTATGGGCGAGAGAACACGGTAAGACGAGTATTTTAACGATTGCCGAGACGATACAGAGTGTTTTGAATAACCCCGATTCGGCGATCGGGATCTTTTCTTATATTAGGCCTGTAGCGAAGAAGTTTTTATTTGAGTTGAAACAGAGTTTTGAGAATTGCTCAGTCTTGTCGAAAGCTTTTCCGGACGTAGTTTGGAGGAATCCCAAAAGGGACGCTCCGTTATGGTCTTTGGATGAGGGTCTGGTTTTCAAGAGGAAGACGAATCGTAAGGAACCTACGATCTCGGCTTGGGGGCTGACGGAAGGGATGCCGACCGGGCTTCATTTCGAGAGAAGGGTTTATGATGATATCGTGACCGAAGACATCTCCGATTCGATTGATACGATGGAGAAAGTCAAGGACAAATTCGATTCTTCGCAGAACCTCGGCACGGACGGCGGGACTCATCGGGTTCTCGGAACGTACTATCATCATAATGACCCGTTGATTTATATTCGAGACAAGAAGAATCTCGACGGGAAGCCTCTTTACACGTTAAGACACAAACCCGCAACCGACACGGGAACCGCAAACGGGAATCCGGTGTATTTGTCCGCGGAAAGATTCGAATCTTTAAAATATACCCGATCGTTTTCATGTCAACAGCTTCTTGATCCGACTCCCGCGGCGACACGAAGGCTTTCTTCGAGCTTATTGAAGACCGTAAAGAAGAGTACTGTTCCGGATACGGTTCAGAAATTCATGACCGTCGACCCTGCGGGCGATGATAAAAACGGCAAAGGCGATTCATGGGCTTTTATGGTCGTCGGGATAGATCCGAAACAAGATGAGATCGGAGCTTCGGACGTTTATATCATGGATCTTTGCATTACTCCCATGTCTATGAATGAAGCCATAGACTCGATTTCACGTATGTATCTCAGGAATGGAATAATTATTCAACTCGGAGTGGAGAAAGTCGCTCTGTCCACGATAGAAATACATATCGCCTCCGCGCTTGCCGCGCAAGGACGGGTTTTGTCTACGGATTATCAGAATCTCGTAATCCTGAGACCCGCCGGAAGGAAAAAAACAAACCGAATCGAGTCCGCTTTGACGTGGCCTCTTTATAACGGCAAGATTCATATCAATGAAGAAATTCCTAAAGTCTATCGGGAAAGACTTGGGAACGAAATGGACAAGTTCCCGTACTGGCATGATGACGGTTTGGACGCTCTTTCATATTTCTATGATATGATCAACGACTATCATCTGGGTTGGTATTCGGAAGACTTTGAGATCATAGGTAAAAGACCCAAGGACGGGTATAGGTAGCGAAGCTTATGAGACAGCAAGGTATTGATTATGAATTACTGTCCGGAATACTTTATGTCGAGGCTCATAATGTCGAACTTGATGAATTAGTCGTTATGACGAAGTGAATGACGAAGTGAATGACGAAGTAAAAGGAGGAGAGAGATGAGATATTTTTTAACGATTAGCGTAGCCATTAGCGTAGCCATTGTTGTTTGTTTTGTTCTTATGCCCGTATTGAACCTGGAAGCAAGAAGTTTTCTCTATTTGGTCGGAACCACGGTGACTCCTACGTATACGATTTATGACTGGGATACCGGATATTTCTATGACGGAGCAGGCGGCGCGCAATCGGACTTTAATACGACTACGGAGATCGCCGACACCGCGACTCAAATCGGGACTTCATCGCATATATGGAGTACGGACGATATAGGTCTTACGAGATCGCATAAATATATCATCCAATGGTTTGACTCCGGTTCAACGTCCCCGGATATGCTTGAGGAATACACACAATGAAAGTTGATTCAGGCTGGCTGACGAAAACCATCGAAGAAGCTGAAGAAGGCATGGCTTCGTATCGTAAAGAACTTGCGACGCAAATCAGGAATATCTACGGAACCAAATCTGCAAAGACGTTCCCTTGGACCGGATGTTCGAACGTGCGAAGCAAGGTCTATACTTCGCTGATCGAGACTATTGTTCCCAGGATTATTAAGTCTATTCATGAAATCAAACCCTGCGCTAGAATTATTCCAAGACGCGGCGATACGACGGCCGAATCGGAAGTATGGGAATCATTTCTTGACTGGTCTCTGGAAACCGAGTTCAGAAGAACCGGCAGATCTTATCTGAACGTTAAGGAAGATGTTTATCGCACCGCAGTCATGCACGGAACCGCAATCGAAAAGGTTCATTGGAAGACCATAACCAATACGTACCGGGATATTGAAACACGACAACAGATGATTTTGGACGCAAACGGTCAGCCGACTTTAGACGCAAATGGTCAGCCGGTAGTCGAGAACGTGGACGAGGAAGTCGTTAAGGAAGGAACGATCTATGACGCTCCTATCGTAGAGATGGTGGATCTGAAAGACTTCATTATTCCGATAAATTCCGCTTCTATTGCCGATGCCCCGTTTGTCGTGCATAAATTCAAAATCAAAAAAGCGCATTTAAAAAGACTTCTAAAAGAAAAGAAATATGAAAACGGGAAAAAGGTCATGGCCTACAAGGAAGATGATATTAATGAAATAGACGAGGAACGTGAATCTCTTCAGGGTCTTAAACCCATATCAGACCGTGAAGAGGTGGTTTTGCATGAATATTGGGGTCTCTATGACATAGACGGGGACGGTCTTGAAGAAGAATGTCAAATCGTCCTTCATAAACCTACATCTTCGGTATTATTTGCAGACTATAATCCGTTCAAACACGGCATGAGGCCGTTTGTCGAATACAGACTGATTCCAAGACCGAATTTCTTTTTCGGGTGGGGTATCTACGACGTCGTCCATGAACATTCGGATTTAATAGATACGTTGTTCAACCAGATGATCGACAATAATACTTTAACCAACATGCCGGTATTCACTTACGTCAAACGCGCCGGTATGTCGCAATCTTATGAAATTACTCCGGGAACGTTTCTTCCGGTATGGAACCAGAACGATATACAGCAACTGATGACCGTAGGCAAGGCGAATATTGAAAATGAACTTATCAATATCGTCTTCGGATTAATTCAAAAAGTCACCGGAGCAACGGATTATTCGATGGGTATGACTTCTTCAATTTCGGAGAACCGCACTAAAGGCGGGATCATGTCCATTATTTCCGAAGGGAATATAAGATTTGATCTTACCATAAAACGGTTTCAGGACTCCAATGCCCTTGAATGGCTGCAAATTCTTCAGTTGAACGCGCAGTATAGAGAACCTTTGATGTTCAGCAAGATTTCAGGTAAGACGGGGAAAATGGAGATGATTCCTCTTACGAGAGAACAGATCCAGGACTGGCCCGACATCTATCCGCAGGGAAACTTGATTTCATCAAACAAGTTTATCGAGGCCGATACCTGGAGAGAAATAATACGTCTTCTCGGACAAGATCAGTCAGGCGACATCAATACTCGCAACCTTAAACAGAAGTTTATTCAAGCCCAGGGTATTAAAGACTACAATGCGATCGTCCGAAGTCCTGAAGAGACCGATCAAATTAAAAATCTTCAGACACAGCTTCAGCAGATGTCCCGACAGATGCAGGAAATGGGGCAACAATACAAGTCCATGCAAAACCAACTTGCGGAAAACCAGATGAAAATGAAGGTTGAGGCCGCGGCTCATGAAGGTGAAAAGAGAATGGATGAATATTTCAATACCGTTATTCCGCGTGAAGCCGCGCGTGAGGCCGGATGATGGAACATATCAGGTTTCAGGATCAGAATGTTTTGCAGCAGTTCACGCCCGAACAGCAGATAGAGCATCTAAAGGCTATGATGCAGTCTTATGGATGGTTGATTTTTAAAATTCGTGGGAATGATATGATGACGAATACCAAACTCGAACTTTGTAATTTCGAGAAGGAACAATTCGATAAGATAAGAGGGATGATCGAAGGTATGGACAAGATGCTTAACCTTGTTGATGATCTTGTTGAAGTTTTTGAACGTCCGAAACAATCGGCGAAATATTAGGAGGAATTACGATGAAAAGCGAATATAAAGAACAAACAGCGAAAGAAAAAAGAGTCTGTGAAAATTGTCTGATTAAGGTTATTCAGGTCGTCAAAAACGTTCCGGTAAACTCAAACCCGGATCATTATAAGAATATGATCCTTAAAGCATTGGCCGGGGCATAGGCGTGGTTACAACAACGAACGGCGCAGCCTACGGCATAGCCTACGGCGCAGCCTACGGCAGGATCGTACCCTGCAAAGGAGATTCAAATGGAAGCAGTACAGCCTAACGAAAATCAGAAGTCGTTACCTGAAGACGAAAACCCGGTCTCGTCACCCGGAGAAGATGAGTTATTGGACAAGTTGGGTACAGGATCTTATATCGAACCGGACGTAAAATCGGAGTCGTTGCCCGAAGATAAGACTTC